AAAGGACGCAGAAAAACCGTGAAGCTCACACCCTCACAGGTAGCAATTTCTAAAAGATTAGGTGTGCCACTCGAAGAGTATGCGAAACAACTATCGCTAAAGGAGGTATAAGCATATGACTAAAAAAGCAACAGATACTAACAAGACTGTTAAAACTTCCCGCGTGAGCGAAACTAGGGTTAAAAATGAAAAACCTAAAGTTTGGGCTCCACCATCATCTCTGGATGCACCACCTGCGCCAGACGGTTACAGACATAGGTGGATAAGAGCTGAAAGCATGGGCCAAGAAGATTCTCGGAACATGTCAGGCAAAATTCGATCAGGATGGGATTTGGTGAGAGCCGATGAATACCCGAACGAAGATTATCCAAGTGTAAGTGACGGTAAACATGCAGGAGTCATTGGAGTTGGCGGCCTTGTGCTGGCAAGGATACCTGAAGAGCTCGCAAAGCAACGTGAGGCATATTATTCACAAATGAATGCCGATCGTAATGAAGCTTTAGAAAACGACCTCATGAAGGAACAGCACCCAAGTATGCCGATCAATCAAGAAAGGCAGACTCGTGTAACCTTTGGTGGCTCGAAAAAAGAATAATCTTTTATCAACCTCCAATTTAATAAAATAACTTAACCCTTTTAAGGAGGAAACAAAATATGGCTAATACAGATGCCCCTTTTGGTTTTAGACCTAGTGGTAAAGTTGGCGGAAACCCAGACAACGGCGCGTTATCAGAATATGCAATTAAATCTGATTATGCGGTAGCGATGTTCCAAGGTGACCTAGTAATATTTGCAAGTGGACATGTTAATGTATCCGCTGCAGGTACTGCAGGTAACATGGTATTCAATGGTCTGAAGTATGACGACAACACTACTAATAAACCAACTTTCAAGAATTTCTTTGACGGCACCGCTCTTGGTGTTCAAGGAGAAGTTTTTGTATACGACGATCCGTACCAAGTGTACGAAGCTCAAGGCGATTCAGCAACAGCACCTACCCAAGCAATGGTTGGACTATATATGGACAGCGTTAAAACTCACGCAGGAAATTCTACAACAGGAATTTCTGGCGATGAACTTGATGTGTCTACTAATAGTACTACATTGACTGGCGCAAAAGTGCTTGGCTTCGCTCAAACCCCGGATAATTCTATAGCAGCTCATGCAGTAATGAGATGCTTCATAGCTGATTCGGTTCATTTAAATTAATAGCAGGAGGATTTAAAACATGGCTATATCAAGACAACAACTAGCAAAAGAGCTAGAGCCAGGTCTAAATGCATTATTTGGACTTGAGTACAAAAACTACGAAAATCAACATACAGAGATTTTCGACGCAGAAACATCGGACAGAGCTTTTGAAGAAGAAGTAATGTTAGGTGGATTTGCACAAGCAGCGGTTAAACCAGAAGGTTCTGGTGTATCGTATGACCAAGCGAACGAAAGCTTTACAGCTCGTTACTCTCACGAGACTGTCGCTCTCGCTTTCTCTATTACTGAGGAAGCTGTAGAAGACAATCTTTATGACAGCATCGCTAAACGTTATACTAAAGCACTAGCAAGATCTATGGCTAACACAAAGCAAATCAAAGCAGCAAACGTTCTTAACAACGGTTTCGCTACTGCAAATGGTGGAGATGGAAAAGCCCTTATGGCTGCCGATCACCCTACCATTTCTGGTGCAGATCAAAAAAATGAGTTAACAACATCTGCAGACTTAAGTGAAACTTCACTTGAGCAAGCTATGATTGACATCGGTAACTTTAAAGACGAAAGAGGCTTAAAGATTGCAGCAAGAGGTATGAAATTAATTATACCTTCAGCTCTACAATTTACAGCCGAAAGAATCTTAAAGTCTACTGGACGTGTTGGAACTGCTGATAACGATATCAATGCACTATCTTCTAAAGGAATGATTTCACAAGGTTATGTGGTTAATAATTTCTTAACAGATGATGATGCTTTCTTTATCAAAACTGATGTTCCTAACGGACTAAAACACTTTACTAGAGCAGCCATTAAAACTGCTATGGAAGGTGATTTTGATACTGGCAACATGAGATATAAAGCAAGAGAAAGATACAGCTTCGGCTTTTCTGACTGGCGTGGTATCTTTGGTTCACCAGGTGCTTAATCATTAGATTAAGACTAAGATATTAAGGGGCCTTCGGGCCCCTTTTTATTTGCAAAATAACTTTTAAAAGCGTATAATCTACGCACTGCATAATTAAATTTAGTTAGTATAGACTCATGCAGTAGACTTTCTCAGGACTATATTAACGGAAAACGGAGAACAAATATGGGTAATACAACTTACAGCGGTCCGGTCAGATCAGAAGGTGGTTTTGAACAAATCACTAAAGCTGCAGCAACGGGCGCAATAACAACTAACTTTGATATCGATTCAAGCGGTAACATCACAGGTACTGGTACATCTACAATAACAGGTGCAACTACTTTTGTTGTTCCAACAGTAACTATACTAGCAGCATATACTTCTGGTACAGTACTAACAGCAGCACAATCAGGATCTATTGTAACATTTCCTGCAATGGATGCTGGAGCAACTTTATCACTTCCAGCAGCAGCTACTTGTGTAGGGTCTACTTTTCATTTTGTAATGTTAGGCACAGCAGGTAATGATGTAGATATCATTACTAATGGTTCTGAAAAAATCATTGGTTGTGTACCAAAAGGTGATGGTGACAATGTAGGTATTGCAGATGCAAATGATTCTGTAGGTTTCGATGCTAATGCAGTAGTAGGTTCAAGTTTTAAAGTAACTTGTATCTCTTCTACAGCAGCACTAGCTTTCCTTGCACATGACATCATTGATGGTCTTGCAGCGAATACTGGCGGCATTAACTTAAAATAAATAATTAATGTGGGGCTTCGGCCCCACATGTTTCTTAATTAAGGAGGGAAACAAATGGCAGATACAGTAACAATAGCAACACTTCAAGAAAATGATAAACGTGTTGTAAGAAGTGTAATAGTACAATCGGACGGATCAGGTAGTACTTCTTTACTTGCAGATGTTTCATTATTAACTGCTAACAGTCAAGGTGATACTTGTACAACAGTATCATTACAAAGACTTTGGTTTTCATGTAGTAATGGTAATGGTTTTGATGCGTATGCACGTATAGACCAAGAAGACTCAGACGGTGATATTCCTATTCTAGGTTTAACTCAAGCTGGTTATTGGGATTTTAGAGAGTTTGGTGGTATACCGGCAAACACTACTTCAAACAGTAATGAATATGATGTTAATCTTGTAGTACCTGGAGAAGCTGATGCAGGAAACATGTATACGGTTGTAGCAGAGTTTATTAAAAATTATTAATAGGAGTAGCATATGCCTAACACTACTTCAGGAACAGCAACGTTTGAAAAAACTTTTTCTATTGATGAGATTATAGAAGAAGCTTATCAACGTGTTGGTATAGATCAGTTAACGGGATATCAAATTAAATCAGCTAGACGTTCTTTAAATATAATGTTTCAAGAATGGGACAACAGAGGTTTGCATTATTGGGAACTTAAAGAAGCTAACATTGATTTAGTGGAAAATCAGTCTGAATATCATTTTTTTAGAAGTGCTGCGGATGACACTGCTGATAGTAATCGCGCACAAGCAACAACAAATCAAATTGATTCTACTATATTTGGAATGAGTGACGTACTAGAAGCAACTCACAGAACTAATAGAACTTCTAGTAATCAAGCAGATACGGCTATGTCTAAGATGGATAGGTCAACTTATTCTTCTATTTCAAACAAATTATCTTCGGGCCAACCAACACAATATTATGTACAAAGATTTATAGATCGGGTTACTATTAGCGTTTATCCGGTTCCGGATGCTACTTCAGCTTCTTCTGAAATGCATATTTATTATGTTAAAAGAATAGAGGATGTTGGTGATTATACCAACTCTACAGATCTACCTTATCGTTTCGTACCCTGTATGGTTTCAGGTTTGTCTTATTATTTATCACAAAAGTACAATCCACAATTAGTACAGCAAAATAAAATGTTGTATGAAGAAGAGTTTAACAGAGCTCTTACAGAAGATGGTTCTTCAACAAGTACTTTTTTAACCCCAAAGGTGTACTTTAATAATGTCTAGTTTTTCAATAGGTAAAAAATCAAAAGCAATATCGGATAGAAGTGGCATGGCTTTTCCTTACCAAGAAATGGTAAAAGAATGGAACGGGTCTTTTGTGCATAGATCTGAGTTTGAAGCTAAGCATCCACAAATAGAACTAAAAAATTCTAAGATAGATGCACAATCTTTACAAAACGCACGTCCAGACAGAACTGAAACTGCAACACCTAATTTATTAAAAGATAATTCTTTTAAAACAGCAAATGCAAGCACAAACGTAATTACTGTTACAGAATCAACACACAATAGATCAAGTGGTAATACTGTTAGATTTTATGATGCAACTAGTTTTGACGGTATAACAGCAACTAATATAAATAGAGCTGCTGGTTATACTATTACGGTAGTAGACACAAACACGTATACCTTTACAGTAGCAACAGATACTGCAACAACTGGTAATATTAATGGAGGGGGAGTTCGATCTTACGCTGGACCGACAACTATAGTAGCATGACAACATACGCAGAACTAACACAACAAATTTTAGATTATACAGAAACAGATAATAACGTTTTAACAACTACCATTAATAACGATATTATAGAACATGCCGAATCTAGGATATTTAGAAATGCTGATTTAGATGTATTTAAAAAGTATAAAACAGCAGCATTAACAATAAATGATCCGTTCATAGCTATGCCTGGTGCTACACCACAAACTTTTGCTTTTATCAGATATATACAGATATTTGGAACTGATAATATTCGTATAACTTTAGAGAAAAAAGACACGTCTTTTATCAATGAATATATACCAAATAGGACTACTACCGGAACTCCAAAGTATTATGCAAATTGGGACAATGACACATTATTACTTGCTCCATCCCCAGATGCAGCGTATACTGCTGAGTTAGCGTATAATGCGCAACCAACAGGACTATCTTCAAGTACCACAACTACTTGGATTAGTAATAACGCACCAGAAATGTTGCTTTATGCCTGCCTCGTAGAAGCTTTTAAATTTTTAAAAAACCCACAAATGGTTCAAATGTATGAATCATATTACAAGACTGCTTTACAACCTTTTGTTGGTGAGCAGATGGGTCGAAGAAGAAGAGACGAATATATGGATGGAGTGCCTAGAATAGTTATTCCTTCTGAGAACCCTTAAGGAGATAATATATGGCTAATATAATTAGTAATGTTTTTAAAGATCAGTTGTTAAAAGGCAACCACAACTTTCAATCAGGTGGGGACACTTATAAAATAGCTTTATATACTTCATCAAGAACCGCAGCAGCCACTGATACTGTTTTTGATACGACTAATGAAGCAAGTGGCACTAACTATACTAGTGGTGGTAATACACTAACTAATAATGGTGTAACTGGTGGTGCTTCTGCAACCACAGCTTTTATAGATTTTCAAGACACATCTTTTGCTACCGTAACAGTAACAGCAAGGTTTGCACAAATTTATCAATCAAGTGGTGGTGCTAATAGTGCTAGCGCTAATGCAGTTTGTTGGTTAGACTTTGGTGGTGATTTTACAACTACCGCAGGAACATTTACAATTCAATTTCCAGCAGCAGGAACAAGTACCGCAATTATAAGATTGGCATAAGGGGACTAGATGGCGTTAATACTTAACGATAGAGTCAAAGAAACTTCAACCACAACGGGCCAAGGTACGTTAAACCTGGCTGGTGCGGCTACTGGTTTTGAAACTTTTGTAACGGGCATTGGTGATAATAACACTACTTACTATGCTATTGTCCATGAGTCCGACGGCACGTGGGAAATAGGTATTGGTACTGTTGATGATCAATCAACTGACACCTTAGCTAGAACTACTGTCATTGATACTTCCGCTGGTAACACAACTAAAATAAATTTTGCAACAGGTAGTAAAACAGTATTTTGTACACTACCATCAAGTAAAGCTGTATTCTTAGATGCTGATGGTGATGTCAGCTTAGGTGCTAACTTAGACGTAGCCGGTACCTTAACAGTTACTGGCACAACTACATTTAATGGCGGCACACTAACTCTTGGTGATGCTAATACGGATAACATTGTATTTGGTGGTGAAGTTGATTCCAATATTATTCCTGATGATGATGGTGCTTTTGACTTAGGTAGTTCATCTAAAGAATGGAAAGACATTTATATCGATGGTGTGGCTTATTTAGATGAAATTAATTTTAATGGCACTGCTATCAGTTCTACGGCTGCAGAAATAAATGCACTTGATGGTATTACCGCAGTTGTTGGAGAACTTAACGCCTTAGATTTAGGCAGTACCGCAATTGGTACAGCGATTGCTTCTAAAGCAGTTATCTTAGATGCAAACAAAGATTACACTGGTATTAGAAACTTAACTATTACTGGTGAACTAGACGGCGCAACTTTAGATATATCAGGTGCAGTGGATGTAGCTGGCACAACTAATTTAGATGTAGTGGATATTGATGGCGCGGTTGATATGGCTACTACTTTAGCATTAGGTGGTAATGCAGATTTTAATGGTGATTTAGATGTTGACGGTACCACTAATTTAGACAACACAGATATTGATGGTACTTTAGTTGTTGATGGTTCTAATATCTCACTTGATAGTACGACAACTTTAAACATAGATAATTCTAATACAACTAATGGTATTACTATTGCAACGGCTACTTCTGGAGTACCTATATCTATTGGTCACTCTACTTCTGAAACAACAATTAATGATAACTTAACAGTAACCGGAAACTTCACGGTCAGCGGTACGAGCACCACGGTTAATTCAACTACGGTTGCGGTAGCGGATGCTATGTTCAAACTGGCCAAAGATCAAGGCACTAGTGCCGATGCATTAGACTTTGGTATCTACGGACAATATGGTGTTGGTGGCACTGCTAAGTTTGCCGGAGTATTTAGAGATGTTAGTGCAACGGGCGACCCGTTCACGTTCTTTGATGACTTGCAAGCCGAACCGGGGACCACGGTTAATACTGGTGGTACTGGTTATGATTTAGCGGATATTGTCGTTGGTGGCTTATCGGTAGGTGATGCAATAACTTTAGGTGGCACCGCTATTACTTCTACCGCCGCAGAATTAAATTTAGTAGATGGGATTACCGCAGGAACAGTATCAGCTTCATTAGCTGTAATTGTAGATTCCAACAAAGATATAACCGGTTTTAGAAATGTAACATTAACTGGCGAACTTGATGCTGGCTCACTTGATATTGAAGGTGATGCTGATATTAACGGCACCTTAGAAACCGATGCACTGTCTATCGCTGGTACCACAGTTACCGCAACCGCGGCAGAATTAAACTTTACG